ACCCGTGGAAAAAGATTGAAAAACCACGGATACACCAGGTTCAAATCCACAATGCTTGTTTAACTGATGTAGATCTGTTAGAACCCCCACTAGTTCGCGAGCGTCATGACTAAGGGCGTATCTATTAGCATCAACATAGTCGTAAACCAAGTTACGGAGGCGTTCGAAGCCTTCCTTATCCCCAAAACACAACTCAGTGATGCTGATTAGTTTCCTCAGACGAACATCTGGAGAAAACCCTTTCCGAGTGAAGTTCGCGGACTCCCACATCTTATCAACGTCGTAGGTATACATGTTGACGGCGTGCCCTTGGACACTCCTTACAACAGGTCGCATACCAATGAAGTGTACATCAGCCAATTCTTGACTGTGTGAAGGACATTCAAGATACATACCAGATTCTCTCCAAGTTGTATCCATTAGAGATGGTATAAATACTTTATTCTGATCTTTCCACAGAATATCATCTCCAACGACTGCGAGTGGCATAATCTTGAATTGTTCATACGTCATACCATGTTTCAAGGCATGACGAATGGCGTTAACTAAGGTCCCAAAGGAATTATCTGTTGCTGTATTTACTTGTCCTGTTTCCTGTCCAATGAAATTCAACACTGCTCCCATCACTGAAACATGCATATTGTAAGTAAGGTCATAGAACCGGTTGACTAACTTATGCATGCCCTCAGGAAGGTAGTGTTTTCTAAAATCACGGATCAAACAAGCAATCCAAGGAGCAAAGACGGCATCATTTCTTTGACCGTCTGCCTCAAAAGGATCTCCGGGCTGTTCAGCAAACCATTTCCAGAAGCGAGTCGCCTCCACTCCTGGTGTTTCCATTCCAATCTTAATTGGAAGATGCATATGGCTATCTGCTACCCTCTCATTTTGAGCACCAAACAGATAATACCCCACAACAATCATGGTCATATTCGCCGGCAAGAACAATCTAGCGTCTTTATCCTTCAATCTGATCTCATCTTTCAACGTGGCCGAAACCATCTGATCATGATCGACGAAATCTTGAATGAATTCTTCAAAAGTCAATGTCACATCTCCCTTCTTGGGACCGAAATCCCACTTGAAAGGCAGACCAGAGGCTTTAGTAAGATCTAGCTCATCCATACACCTTTGAGGACCCCATTGTTCACCCACTAAACAATGCCCATACAAATAGTGCAACCACTGTAATATGTCATTGTACTCTGTAAAGGACACGGCACAATAATCATGTTCCCATTTTAAAGTGCCATTCACGAAAGAGATCGTGTCCAGAGGAGCTCTCGTGTAAGCCCCCCCTTCATCCACATGGAGGGGGTCGTATCGAATTTTAGATCTCGGTAAACCCGTCATCGATACGACCCCGA